TCTTATATTAGAAGTTCCATTATCTATTGCACCAAATCCAGAAGTAATTGATCCAGAATCTAAAGCACCTGTTGTTACAATACTAGAACTTCCTGCAACCACACCATAAATAGAGCCAATAGCTGTACTATTAATTGTAATCGCATCAGCTTCTAAAGTACCATCTACATCAACATCACCAGAAAAATCTCCTGTTGCAGCGTCTAATTCACCAGAGATGGTTAGATTTCTACCACCAGTAATATCTGCACTAGCATCTAAAACCATTGCTTTACTAGCTGCTGCAGTACCTGCAGTAATACCATCTAAAAATTCTAATTCTGCTTCTGTTAATTCTGCACCTGAACCTAAAGTGAATGTTCCTGTAACAGTTAAATTATCTGCAATTGTAACTTCTGAAGTTGAATGTCCAATAGTAACTGCAATTCCTGATGACTCAGTAGCAATTTTTAAAGCACCTTGTGAATTTGTAATATAAGAATTTGTTCCATCGTGATATACTTGCATATCACCACCATCACCAATTTTAATTGGAGAGGAGTCTGTTAATTCTAATGCATCATCTGATTGATCCCATAGTAAAAAACTTCCAGCAGTATCACCAAAGAATTTTACGTCTAATCCTGTACCATCAACACCAACAGTAACTGCACCACTAAGTTGAGAAGCTCCACTTACATCAAGAGCACCATTAAGATCAAGAGTTGTTGTAGCAATTTCTACTTCAGTATCCGCGTCAATATCTAATTGACCATCTGTACTTGAACTAATGGATAAAGCTGTATCATAAAAACAAAGTTTATTTGTGCTATTTAAAGTTAATCCTGTGCCATCTGTGTGTGTTAAAGTTGTATCCTGATCATCTCCAAAATTTAAAACTGCACTATCTGCTAAAAATAAATCTGCCCATTCTAAAGCGGAAGTTCCTAAAGCCGCTCCATCCGAGGATGAAGGAGCAAGAGCAGTAGTTGTTATTCTAACTCTATCTGTTCCACCAACTTTAATATCTATTTGATCATCTGTATCTGCTGTAATACTTGTATCAGCATCTGCATCTAAAATTAATTCATTACCATCTAAGTCATGTCCTGCAGTAGATCCAATACCTGAATCAACCATGTTTGGATTAGTTGCATGATCAGCAGTCGCATAAACAAGTTTAGTTCCTTTATCAGTAGCAGCCCAAGCAACCGTGCTTCCTGATCCAGAAACATATTTAAATGTAAGTGTGTATGCACCTCCTGTACCATTAACTAAAATGTACATCTGTTGAACATCTAAAGGGACTGTTACCGTAGTGTTTCCACTAAGTGTTCCTGTAAATTTTATAACTCTGTGTGATAGTTCAGCGCCTGTTGATCCATCAGAAACGGATAACGTTTCTGAAGTTGCGTCTATATCAAACTCCATATAGCCACCAGACATTTGTTCAATGATTTGTAAATTGGTATTAGTAGTTGATCCCCATGTACCGGCGTTCTCGCCAGTTGTCATTAACTCTGTACCAAGACCCGTATAACTTGATGCCATTAAGCGCTCCCTACAAATACTTCAACATCACAAGAATCTGTATCAGCAAGTGCTGTGATATCGACTAAATCGTTTAATGATACTGTAATTGCAGAACCAGCTGCATGCATAGTATCTTTAACTCCACCACTATTATCACCTGGATAAATAAACGAGTGGCCAGCGTCTACCTTCATACAAAACTCTGTACTGTCTTCATCTCTGAATGTTAATGTAATGTGGTTGCTTGAATCTAAATTTGTAATTCTAATGTATCTAACATCATCTTCGTCAAACTGACCTGCTAGATAACTTTTTGATAAATCTGTTGCAGAAGTTGTAGCAAAACCTAACAGTCCTGTTTCTGTTGTTGAAATAGTTACGATTCTTTTTACTATTTCATTGACACTAGAAATGTCTAATGATCGCTCACTGTTATAGCTGTTATTGTTTAATGTGATTTCTTCTATTACTTTTACTGTTAGTGTTGCCATATTTTATCCTTACGGTGTCTGTTGAGGAACTGGTATACGAGGTTCTCCATCCGTATAGTCATCTCTTCTTCTTCGACCTATTTGTTCTGCACCAAACTTCTGTACTTCAGTTTGATATTTTTGTTCATAAAGTTGTAACATATCCATTGGGCCTTTTAAATAGCTAAATGCTTCTACCAAGCATGCATACAAAAGTCCATTTCCAAAATTAAGACTTAAATAATTTGTTGTATTTGCTGAGCTTAATCCTAGAGGTCTCGCTGCATAGTGTAATTTATACATAAAAGCTGAGCTAGGTGTAGGAACAATAGTAAGTTTTCCTGAAGTTGAAGCTCCAGATCCTGTTGCTCCTCCAGACATTGCATAGTATTTTGGCGTTCCTGTTGTCGTTTCAGCCGCATCGTATTCTCTTAAATAACTAATATCTTTTTTAATCAACCAGCCATTTGCTCCTGTAGCAGCAGTTGTTGATGTATAAACTTGAACACCTCTAACGAATAACGTGCCTGCAGGTACATTAATACTATCATTAGAAGCCACTAAATTGCCTATAATTTCTTTTCTATTGGCATCAATAGGTATATCTCTTAAAACTCTAAGTTCTGAATTATCAATAAATTGATCAGTAATGGTACTTGATAATACAGAAGTTCCAACTTCAGTATAGTTTTGTATTGCTGTTGTTAATGTTGAATAAGTAAAACCTGCCATATTATGCCTCTAAAGTTGCCGGACCAGCCGAGCAATTATTGCCTCCTCCTGATACTCCTCCACTTGTAGCAGTGTTTGTATTCACAGTAAAGTGATAGTAGTCATCTGTGTTGTCTATGTCTCCGCTTGAATCTCTTTTGCCGACTGTAATAGAATAGCCTGATGAGTATGCAAGATTAGCTCCTGTAATACCATCAAAGCCAACTGGATTTTGATAAGCATCAGCATCCGATGTTGTATAAATTGGACCTCTAAATCTTACTGTATCACTCGTTGATCTTCCATGAGATTTTTCAAATACATTTATAATTCCTGATGAAGCTGCGATTGTAGAAAACGGATTAGGCCCTAACATACCCACAACATCTTCTTCAGTTCTGGCTGGTCTTACGTGTTCTAAACCATGTCCTTCGGTACCTGTTCCTCTTGCTTCTAACTGAGGGTGTTTTGATTCATACTCTGATCTATGAACAAGCATACCATTCCATTCTTTAATCATTTCTCTGTATGGAAATTCCATACCTGATCGGTCTGATATTGCTTTTGCGTATTTTCCTCTTGCGTATGCCATTATTTATCCTTTAGGTATCCTTTCATGTAAGTTAAATCATGAGGTATTTTTTTTATTAGTTTCTTATACTCCTTATGAGATTCTGATGCTCTGTGTTCTTTTAATCCTTTAGCTATACCTTTTCTTATATTTGGATCTTTATCCATTCTTCCTTTAATTTTTTTTCCTTTAATTTTTTTTCCTGTGCCTTTTAATCCTTTTATAATGGCACCCATTCCTTTAGTGATTATTGTCATTTTTTCCTCCTATATGTTTGGATAATAATTCTTCGGGGTTATATAAGTGCTAGCATCAGACCCGTCTTCTGATAAAGCACGTGCTAATTCATCTTCGTATAATAATTTTAATTCTTGTGTTCTTTGTGGTGCATATTTTTGTGATAAATAAAAAGATAAACCTGACGCCATACAAGGAACAAATCTATAAGGTACATCTGTTGCATCGGTATAAGTTGCATCTGCGTCTTGAATTCTTTTTACAAAGAAAATATGTAAATCTTTAGATGCAGCTGTAGAATCTGCTGTTGGATAAACGGTTAAAGTTGTTTTATCAACGAATCGTTGAACAAAATATTGAGAAGGAGTTCCTTTAGATAATTTATTTGATAATGCAGAATATGCTGATCTAGCTATTTTTGTAAGAGTAGAATCCGCCTGTGTTGTTTCAGTTCGATTTGTTCTGTATGTCGCTTCTAAAATATCTGCTATTCCATAAGTAGAAGTTCCGCTTGTTCCACCCACCGTGACAGAACTAGTTCCATCACCTGATTCTCTATAAAAAGTATATTCAGCT